TAACGCTACCGACCCCGGCCAGCCGCTGTACGCCCCACCTGGGGCCCGAGGATTCGACGAGAGCGGCAAGGTGGCCAAATCGTCGAACCGTCGCCAGGCTTGGGACGAGGACTACGGGCCAGAGGGCCCCTACGCTGACATGTCGGGCTGGGAGCCGCCGAAGTTCGAATCCCCGCGAAGCCCTACCGAAGAGACCCATCCCGGGTGGAAGCGCGATGAGTGGGGCAGGATGGTCCAGCCGGAAGGCGGCACCGACCCCTACGCACGCCGCCAGGAGCCGGGTGGGACGTACTCCCCGCTGGGCTCCACTCTGGTGCTGCGCTACCTGGGCTTCTGCTATCGCAACAACCTGCCGCCCACACTGGCAAGGCTGGAACGTCACGGTAAGCAACTGTCCCCGGGCGACTACCTCAAGATCGCGGACGCGCTCTCCAAGCTGGCCGCGCTTCCCTCCAAGGACAAGAACCGGGTGGGCCAATTGATCCGCTGGGCTGAGACGTATCACGGCGAGGGTGAGGTCGAGGACAAGTCGGGCCCGTTCGCCGGGCCGCACGGCAGCTTCCCGGTCGGCACGCCCAAGGACTTGAACGACGCCAAGTCGGTGTGCAACTTCCCCAGCGTGAAGTCCAAGAATCCCGGGGCATGCCGCAGTGTCGAGAAGCGCCAGAAGCCAGCTGCGAAGACTGCCGCACCGGACTACCTGCAGAAGGCCAACGATGCTCTGACCGGCTTGCTCAACCAGCGCGCCGAAGACTTCCAGTCGACGATCGCCCCGCTGCAGCAGGCGCTTCAGGTGGTCCAGCAGTCCCAGGTGGTCGAACAGGCGCAGAACCCGATGCAGGTGCAGCCACCGGCCGGGACCGTCAATGTGCTGCCCGATCAGCCCCAGATGCCCGGTGGCGATGCGGGCGTCAACCCGGCGGCCGACCAATCGGCTCCCCCACCGGCGGCCGGTGATATGGGCATGGGAGGTCCCCCGCAGATGGCCGCCAGCCGGGCGGGTGGTCACCCAAAAGGCCGATCCACGAGGGGGCGGGGGTAGTCGAGCGGTTCAAAAACTATCTGACCAAGCGCCCGGGCCTCTCGCGCGGTGACGAGGGGGACATCGAAGATTTCGAGAGGCAGGATGCTCCCGAGTCGGGGCTGGGGCAGCGATCCAAGAGTCTGCTCAAGCAGGAGTTCGGACTCCAATCCGACCGGATCGCCGCCTACCGGCAGGCGTGCCAGGTGTTCGGGTGGGATCTGGTCAACGCCAGTCGCCAGGCGCTGCGCAAAGAGGCCCCCAACTCCAATCCCGATTCTGACCGGCTGCATGGGCCCTTTGCTGGATTTTCTGACTGGGAAGACTGCACCTCCCAGCACTCTGACGCCAGCGATCCAGATGCCTATTGCGGGAAGATCTATCACCAAGTTGAACGGGGAAGGCGCCGTAAAGGCGAGCCGCTAAGCAATTTCCAGGATAAGGAGTCGGCCCGCAAAGAGCAGGGTTGGTATCCTGGGGGCCATGTCAGAAATGTGGGTTCCGATTCCCGACTTCGAGGAGACCCACGAGATTTCTACACAGGGTCGAGTCAGATCGTTGGATCGGCTGATTACGCAGATGTCACGCTGGGGGACGCCGGTGACCTGCCGATATCGGGGTCGACTAATCACTCCTTACGTCGAGTCCACGAAGGACGGGCATCCCAATTACCTGAAGGTGAAGCTCAAAGTCGCCGGGACAGTCACTCGCGCGAGAGTGCATTTGTTGATGGCGAAAGCATTTATGGGGCCAGCCAACGGGCGCCAGGTTCGTCACCTCAACGGAAATCATCACGACAATCGATGGCCAGAGAACCTGGCGTACGGGTCCAACCAGGACAACGTAGACGACATGATGCAGCACGGCACTCATTGGCAACTGCAGAAGACATCATGCCCGAGTGGTCACGAGCTGACAGGGCCCAATCTAATTCCCGGTCAGCTGAAACGCGGATGGCGTCAGTGTCTGGCCTGCGACAGGACGCGAAAGCGGATCAAGAATCGGCCAGAGCTGGACTTTCAGACCGAAAGCGATCGGGAGTTTCAAAAGCTAGTTGGCTAGGTTGGGGTCCGTCCCAGATCGATCATCACCCCAAGGTCGCTGGGTGGGACTGGAACAGCTATCTGCAAGCCTATGAGCGCAGGACGCCGGGCCGGTTTGCCTGCGAATGCGGCGAAGAGCACGACATGCCCGGCCACCACGAGTGCAAGTGCGGTCGGCTGTGGAACGGCTACGTGATCGGCACCGGCGGCTCCAATCACGAGGCGGCTGCCGAGAAATACCTGGTGCGCGAAATCATGGTGCGTCCCGACGTCATCGTGGCCAGCAGGCAGGCGGCCACCAGTGAGGAGCTAAATGCGGAGCGCCAGAAATGGCGTCAGCGTCGGCAAGAGGATTTTGCCCAACCGCACAACCAGATCGACATGGCTCCCATTTGGGAACAGATGGAGCGCCACAATGACCCCAACTGGGCTGTCAGGGATGCTGCCGGTGACCACGAGGCCACCGAGGACGACTGGCCCACCGAGCACCACCCGAAGACGCCCAACAAGGAGCACAAGGTCCCGGGTGACTGGGCCTACCGCAGTCCCAAAGGCCGCTACGGTCCGCACCCGATGCCCCGGCGGCCCAGCCCGCAAACCCAACCAGCGCAGCTATGATCTCGACGGTTTGCTGGGGATGTAAGCGGCTGGCCGAGATTGTTCACACCGACCATCTCGGGTTCGATTACTGCGCCGACTGTGCCCCGGTGCCCCGCGAGGTCGGCGCCATCCAGTTCTTGCTGGCCACCCCGCCTTTCGAGAAGGGGGATCGGGTGGAATGCCGTACCGGCGCCGAGATTTACGAGGGGATCGGCACTGTCGAGGACATGAGCTTTGACTTCGAGCACGGCGGCTCCATTGTTTACCCCGCCTTCCTGGTGAAGATCGATGAACCGGCCAATGAGTACAGCCCGGCCGAAGGCTGGTGGAACGAGGTCTGCTTGACCAAGGTGGCTGAGAAGTGACCGCGCCGGGCGGCGGGCGGTTCTGGGTCGGCAACGCCGATCAGGAGATTCGGCGGCTGCGCGCGATGGGCGCCACCCTGCCCAACTCGCCACCGCAGGCCCGGCTGGAAGCCCGGCGGATGAGCGACACCGTCACCCGAGGCTCACTGGTCGACAACACCAACCGGATGATGCAGGGCGACTTTCACCGGCGTCGGATGGCCAGCCTGCGCACCGGCGCCAACGTTCAGCTGGCGATGCCCAAGCTGCGCACTCCGTTGGGATCGCTGGAAGACAAGAACGTCCCGTTCAACATCGAGGACCGCAAGGAGCGCGCCGAGTGCCGTCGCTGGGCTCGGGCGTTCTACATCACCCACGACCTAATCCCGCTGCTGGTCGACATCTACGCGCGGTTCCCCTTGGTGGGCTTGGAGTTCCGCAGCACCGACCCGCTGATCGAGAAGTTCTACACGCAGATGTTCATGGAGGAGCTGGACTACGAGAACTTCCTGCCCGACAGCCTGGGTCGCGAATACTACATCGCCGGTGAGGTCACCAGCCTGGCGCACTTCAACGAGTCGCTGGGGGTGTGGTCCTCCGAGGAGATCCTCAACCCCGACTTCGTGCGGGTGTCGAAGAGCCCCTTCGTCCAGGAGGAGCGCGTCCAGCTGATGGTCAAAGATCTCGTCGAGAGCCTGCGCGACGGGCCGATGGGCATGGGCGTGGACGAGGAGACGCGCTCGGAGCGCGAGGAGCGGCTCTACGAGTACCGCCAGCTGGTGCACTACTACCCCGAGATCATCCGCGCCGCCCAGCAGGAGGACGGGCTGGACATCAGCCCGGCCAAATGGAGCCGCATCGTCAACCGCAGCGCCCCGTGGCATGACTACGGCACACCACCGCTGCTGCGCAGCTTCCGCACCCTGATGATGGAGGAGTCCCTCAACGCCGCCCAGGACGCGGTGGCCGATCGTTTGTACTCCCCGATGATCGTGGCCACCTTGGGCCTGGAAAACATGGGCGACGGACTGCCCTGGATCCCCAGCCAGACCGACCTGGACGACCTGCGTGACGACATGCAGAACGCGTTGATGGCCGACTTCAAGCTGATCTGCCACCACATGGGTCTGAACATCGAGAACGTCTTCGGCCGCGAGAGCGTCCCGCGCTTCGACCAGGACTACGAGCGCATCGACCTGAAGCTCATGCAGGCATGGGGAATTGGCTCCGCGTTAATTATGGGCGGCACGGCGGCCGCCGGGACCTACGCCAGCTCCGCGCTCAACCGCGAGGTGTGCGAGCTGCTGATGAAGTCCTTCCAGAAGAAAGTCGTCAAGCACATCAAGGGCCGCATGGAGATCATCGCGGAGGCCCAGCAGCACTACGCCTACGAGAAGAAGGGTGGCTACCGGCGCCCGCTGTATCGCGAGGTGGTGCAGTTCAACGAGGAGACCGGCGAGGAAGAGATCGTCCGCGTGCCCCAGCTACTGACCCCCGACGTCGAGTTCCGCACGCTGAACCTGCGCGACGAGGCCCAGGAGCGCCAGTTCATGATGATGCTCAAGCAGGCCGGGGTCCCGATCTCCGACAAGAGCCTCGCGATCAACATCCCGATCGATTTCGAGCAGGAGCTGCCGCGCGGTGCCGATGAGACGGTGGACAAGCTGGTGGCCGCCGCCGAGGCGATGGGCAAAGCCCAGGAGATCATCGACGACAAGGGACTGCCTTACCCCGCCGAGCTGGCCCAGTACCTGATGGCCACGCTGACCCTGCGCCAGGGACTGGCTCAGACCAAGCTGCTGGAAGGCCAGGAGAAGCAGCTGGAAACGGCGGCCGCTCAGCAGGGCGCGGCTGGCGCCATGGGTGCGCTGCCCGGCGTGCCGCCCGCTCCCCCGCCCCCGCCGGAGGAGGGCGGCAC